ATGGGTCGTCTTACGTCATCACACTCCGTAGAGGAATGGGCCACCGCCCGGCTGCTGCCGAGCGAGCCGATCTACGTCTCGGTGGCCGAGGTGTGCACCACCCTCGGGGTCTCCAAGGGGACCGCGCACCACTGGATCGCCAAGGGCATCATGCCCGCGATCCAGGTCGGGGGACCGAGGTCGAGCTACCGGGTCCCGGCGTCGTGGTTGATCGACATCTGCCGCCAGGGCCTGGAGTACCGCAACGCTGAGTGACGGTGCGGCAAATGTGCTGGTGTTAAAGGGAAATCAGCATTTGATCGGATTAGCAATCTCGCTCTGAGGGGTCTCCAATAGCAGTACCCACTGCTCGAAGGAGACGCCATGGAAGCTCAGATCATCAGCCTCGGTGACCTCGCCGCACGGCTGCCCGACCACATGTTCGAGCCCGAAACGATCGACCCGGCACCGCCCGATCCGCACCCCGACATCACCGAGCTGCACAACGCGTTCGACGGTAAGGCGCTGGAGGACATCGCCGACGACCGCTCGCAGCCCTGGTCCCGTCGCCGAGCGGCGATGCTCGCGCTGGCCTCGATGGCGCGCAGGTACAGCAAGGACCCCGTGATGGCGACGCACGCGCGCAACTGGGAGGCGGCAGCCGAGCACCCTCCGGTGGACCCCGACGGCTGGGCCCCGGTGGACCTGCTCGCGGCCGAGACCGAGGTCCGGATCGTCCCGGAGATCATGGTCCGCACCGACGGGCACGCCCTGTTCTACCGAGGCAAGACGCACAACATCGTGGGGGAGACCGAGTCCGGCAAGACCTGGATCGCGATGGGCGCGTGCCTCGATGAGCTCCGGGCCGGTGGCACGCCGATGTACATCGACTACGAGGACCAGGGCAACACGTTCGTGGCCCGGCTCCGGGCGCTCGGCGCCACCACCGAGGAGATCCAGGCGTTCCACTACTTCTCGGTCGAGCAGTCATGGGTCGAGGCGCCGGAGTTCCTCAGCGGCAACTACGAGCCCACCATCGTGGTGCTCGACGGCGTCACCGAGGGCATGGGTCTGTTCGGCATGGACCCGCTCGGCACCGCCGAGGCTCGGGTGTGGGTGTCCTGGGTTCGCCGCTGGGCTCGCCGGGGCGCGTGCGTGATCGCCATCGACCACGTGGTCAAGGACAAGGGCGGGCAGGGACGGTACGCGCTCGGATCGCAGCACAAGGTCTCGGGCATCACCGGGGCGCACTACATCGTGGAGCCCGAGGGCACGCTCCGGCCTGGGCAGCACAACGCCGTGCACATCAGGGTGGGCAAGGACCGCTCCGGAGGCGTGCGCGAGTTCGCCGGGAAGGCGGGGGACAACCGCACCCAGTACGCCGGGACGTTCCGCTTCGGCCTGGAGGACAACGCCTACGAGGTCACCCTGCCTGATCCTGAGGCCACTGCGACCACCGAGGGTGCTGCCACCGGGGACAACGCGTTCTGGCTGTCGGTGCGCGACTACCTCGGCACCCTGGGCGAGGCGACCCCCAACAAGATCGAGGCCAACTGCCGGGGCGTGGCGGGCAAGCGCAAGCGTGACCTGCTCGCGAGGTGGCGCTCCGAGGGTCTGATCACGCTCAATCCCAAGGGCCCAGGGCGCACCTACGAGACCTACTCGCTGGCCCCGCTCGCTGCCGTGGAAACCCCGTCTGAGTGGTGGGCGCCGTGATGGGCCAGACGGGGGTCCAGACGGGGTTTCAAAACCCCGTCTCACAACCCCGTCTCAACCCCGTCTCGTGCTCAGACGGGGTTAGACGGAGTCAGACGGGCAGCATCAAGAACGACTACTCCGTCTACTCCGTCGCTGCCTATAAGGCAGCGGCGGAGACGGAGTTCGTGAGCCGACCTCCCAAGACGAGGTCCAACGACCGGGCACGGGCGGTGCGGGCAGTGGGTGTGCGTCCCGCCCGTGCCCTCACACCCACCAACACCAAGGACAGGAGCTCGACATGACCAAGGAACAAGAGGCCCAGCTCTACTGGGACGTGATGCACAAGCACCAGCAGGACGACGGGCTCACCTACGCCGAGCGGGTGCACCACCTGCGCTCGGCGACCGAGTGGGCGCAGGCCCTGCTGGACATGGGCTACACCCCTCGCGAGGTCGAGCGGGTCATGGTCGAGACCGCCAAGGGCGCCTCGATCGAGCAGAAGATCGAGATGTGGAGGCAGTGATGACGATGTTCGTGCTCATGCTCGCGGGCCTCGGATGGGCTGCAGCGTTCGTGACGTGGTGGAGCAAGGGGGAGTGATGGCCGAGGGCTGGAGCGGCTACCAGGTGACCAAGGCACGCGCCTACTGGCGTGCCCGCCTGGTAGCTGAGCCGCTGCCCTGCAGCCGATGCGGGATCGAGGTGCACGCCGACGACAAGTGGGACGTGGACCACCTGGACCCGCGCGTCTACGGCGGGCCGCTGGGACAGGAGAACCAGTGGCCCGCACACAGCGACTGCAACCAGCGAGCTGGGCAGCGCATCTCCACACAGCGCAAGGCCGAGAAGAGGGAGGCCGAGTCATGGTCTGCAACACGGAAGGGTGCGAGCGCACGGCGGTCCTCAAGGGCCAATGCAACCCGTGCTACCAGCGCGCCTACTACGCGACGAACCGAGACCAGTGGCGACCCGGTGGGCGCTACTACCGCGAGCCCGAGGGACGGAAGCGAGACCTCACCCTCGCGCCGTGCACGTACGCCGAGGCCCACAAGCGCACCCGGCGCCGACGCGGACCTGCCTCCGGCTACACCTGCCGATGCGGCAAGCCCGCCGAGCAGTGGGCCTACCGAGGGGGCAGCGAGCTGGAGCAGTGCGGCGACCGCATCGTCTACGGAAGGAACCGCCGTGTCGTCTACGCCCAGTGGTCGCCCGACCCTGCCGACTACGACCCGCTCTGCACCCGGTGCCACGCAGATGCCGACGGGAGGCTCTACCACGGCTCCTGAGGCCCGTTTTGAGCACGGGCCCAGAACACTCGCGCCTGCCGCTCTCCATTCCTCCACGGGCTCGCTGGAGCTTCGCGCGCTCGACCCCGACAACGTCCCGTCGTGCGTCCCGCTGCACGTGAGCGAGCTCGACCCCGGCGCCGGTGCCGAGGAGCTGCGGGTCGGCGCCGAGATGCTGCGGTTCACCCCGAAGGATCACCAGGAGCTGCTCGCGCAGGCGCTGTCCTCGGGCGGTCACTCGCGCTACGCGGTGGAGATCCCGCGCCGGAGCGGCAAGACCCTGACGATCGCGGCGGTGCTGCTCGGACGGTGCCGCCTGCGCCCGGGCCACATCGTGCGGTTCAGCGCGCAGAACGGCATCAAGACCGCTGCCCGCTTCACCGCGATCGTGGACGCGATGGGGGAGGGGCCCGACTGGAAGATCCGACGGGCCGCTGGTTCCCAGGCGATCCTGTTCGAGAACGGGTCGCGCTTCTACGCGCACCCGCCCAAGGGCGACGCCTACCGAGGCGAGGACACCGACGACGCGTGGCTGGACGAGGCGCAGGAGCACGACTTCGTCACCTCGCGCGAGCTGCTCGGCGCGATCGGGCCCACGCAGGACACCCGCCCGGGGTCGACTCTGATCATCTCGGGCACCACCGGGGAGAACCGCGAGGGCATCCTGTGGGAGTCGATGGAGCGGCTGCGCGCCGGGACGGCCGGGGGAGTGGAGTACGCCGCGCCGGAGACCGCCGACATCGCCGACGAATCGGTCTGGTGGGCCGCGCACCCGGGGCTGGCGTCGGGGCTGACCACGCTGGACAAGGTGCGCGAGCGCTGGTTCGACATGGACGCCGAGGCGTTCGGCCGCGAGTACCTCGGCATCTGGCCGACGCGCTCGACCCGCACGCTGATCGACGCGCAGGACTGGGCCGCTGGCGCGGTGCCGGACGTGGCGGCTCCGGCCGACGGCTCGGTGATCCTCGCGTGGGACTGCGACCCCTCGGGCATGAGCGCGGCGGTGTACCTCGGCTGGAAGTCCGACCACGACGACGACGTGGTGATGGTGAAGCGGGTGCGCGTGGACGAGGGCACCGTCTGGGTCGCGACCGAGATCGACCGGCTGACCCGCGAGCTCAAGGCCCGCTCGGTGTACGACCCGATCGGCACGAACCTCGACGTGGCGGCGCAGCTCGTACGGCTGCGCACGCCGAGGGTCTCCAAGCTCGCGGGCTCGGACCTCAAGGGCGGCTACGCCTCGGTGATCGAGCGGGTGGCGACCGGGCGCCTGGTGCACGTGCCCAGCGAGGAGCTCGACCGGGCGGTGGAGGAGGCCGAGCGTCGGCCGTTCGGGGAGTCGTGGCTGTGGAAGCGCACCCCGAACTCGCACGCGCTGGTCGCGGTGACGCATGTGGCGTGGGTGGCGGGCATGTCCAAGCGTCGCGAGCGCTCGCGGATCCGCACGGGTGCTGCCTAGATTGATCAATGACCCTCAAAAAGATCAATAGAATCAAGGGTTTCCCGGCTCGCAATCAGCGTATAAGCGTCTTACGCTTCGCTCGATGGGCATCTTCCGCACCCTCCGACTGACCGAGGCCATCTCCACGGCGCCGGTCCTGGAGGCGACGGCTGCGACCGGCGTCGCACGCACCGGCATCAAGTCGCCCTGGTCGTCCGGCGTGCTGTCCCCGGTGGTCTACCGCGACATCTTCGGCCACACCTCGGTCGACGGCCCGGTCTCGCGGACCGAGGCGATGACGATCCCGGCCGTGGTCAAGGGCGTCTCGCTGGTGACCAGCTCGCTGTCGCAGTGCCCGCTCAAGACCTACGAGCTCGACGCCGAGGTGCCGAGTGACGCGTGGCTCTACGCGACCGACGGCGCGGTGGCCCCGCAGTACCGCCTCGCGTTCATCGTGGAGGACCTGATCCTGATCGGCTGGTCCGTGGTCATGGTCGACCGCGACGACACCGGCGCGATCACCTCCGGCGACCGGGTCCGCCCGGACCTCTGGGAGTTCGACGAGCTCGGCAACGTCGTGATCGGCGGCGAGATCCTCGACCCCACCACCTACATCCTGATCAAGGGCCCGCACGACGGGATCCTCAACACCGGCACCAGGACGCTGCGCGCGGCGATCAACCTGGAGAACGCCTGGATGCGCACGGTGCGCAACCCGATCCCGACCACGCTGCTCCAGCAGGTCGGCGACGACCAGATGGACGACGACGAGGTGGACGACCTGCTGGCCGACTGGCGCGCAGCGCGCCAGGACCCGGACGGCGCGGTGGCCTACATCCCGGCGAACATCAAGGTCGAGGCCCTCGGCACGGTCATGGCGGACGTGCTGGTCGAGGCCCGCAACGCGGTGGCCGTCGACATCGCCCGGCTGATCGGAACGCCTGCGGTGTCCCTGGACGCCGGAGCGGTGCAGTCCTCGCTCACGTACTCCAACCAGGAGGTCGCCAACGGGCTGACCCTCCCGCTCTACGGGCTCGCCCCGTACGCCAACGCCATCGGCGCCGCACTGTCGATGGACAACGTCTGCCCGCCCGGGCGGCGCATCGCGCTCGACATGACTCAGCTCATGGCCGACGCCTCCACCATCTCGCGCTCCGGCGCACCCACGGAGGACTGATGACCACCATCAAGATCGTCGGTGCGCTGACCGCTGCCGACCAGACCAACCGAACCGTGACCGGCCTCGTGCTGCCGTTCGGCTCCGAGGGTCGCACCTCGGCGGGCACGGTGACCGCGTCCAAGGACTCGGTCGAGATCGCCAAGGACGTGATCTTCAACCTGGAGCACGTCAACACCAAGCCCATCGGAAAGATGATCAGCCACGCGGTGACCGACGCTGGTCTGGAGATGACGTTCAGCGTCGCCAAGACCACCGCAGGAAACGACCTGCTGGCCGAGATCTCCGAGGGACTGCGCACCGGCCTCTCGGTCGAGGTGCAGGAGCCCGTGATCCGCAACGGATCCCTGATCGGCGGACTGCTCGACGCAGTCGCTGCTGTGACCCGCCCGGCGTTCGACCTCGCCCGCGTCTCGGCCATGACGGCTGCGGACTCCGGCGAGATCGAGGACGACGGTCCGGTCGAGGACGACGAGACGACCGACGAGCTGTCGGACGACGAGGCCGAGACCACCGAGGTCGACGCCGAGAACGACGAGGACGAGGAAGACCCCGAGGACGCGACCGCGTCCGAGGACATCGAGCAGGAGGACCAGACCGTGACCAAGACCGCGACCGCGTCGCTCGCCGCCAGCGCGGCCAGCGGCAAGGACACCATCAAGACCACCGGCGAGTTCGTCTCGCGCCTCGTGGCTGCCAAGTCCACCGGCGACCGCCAGCTCCTCGCTGCGCTCGCCGACATCACCCAGTCCGGCGTCGGCGGCGACGTGTCGGCCCAGCAGTTCCTCGGCGAGCTCTGGAGCGGCAAGGACTACACCCGCACCGTCGTCCCGCTCATGGCGGGCGGCGCCCTCACCTCGTACTCGGTGAAGGGCTGGCGCTGGGTCACCAAGCCCGAGGTCGCTGCGTACGCGGGCAACAAGGCTGCGGTGACCTCCAACTCGGTCGACACCGAGGCGGTCACCGTCGCTGCCGAGCGTCTCGCCGGTGCCCACGACATCGACCGCAAGTTCGCCGACTTCGGCGACACCGAGTTCCTCACCTCGTACCTGCAGGCGATGACCGAGTCGTACGCCCGCAAGTCCGACGGCGTGGCGGTCGACTTCCTCCAGGCCAACGCCACGGCGGTCTCGCCCGGCACCGTGCCGACGGGCATCTCGAACGCCGCTGCTGCGCTGGTCGACGGCGCCCTCGCGGTCATCGACGCCGGTGTCCCGAACTACGCGTTCGTGGACAAGGGCGCCTACCGCTCGCTCCTCCTCACTCCCAAGGACCAGATCCTGGAGTACCTCAACATGGCCCTCGGCCTGGAGGAGGGCTCGATCCAGAACTTCAAGATCGTGCCGCGCAGCGACCTGCTCCCCGGCCAGCTCATCGTCGGCTGCACCCCGGCCGTCCAGTTCCTGGAGCTGCCCGGTGTCCCGATCCGCGTGGACGCGCTCAACATCGCCAACGGCGGCGTCGACCAGGGCGTCTTCGGCTACTACGCGCAGATCCTGCACAACGCCGACGGTCTCGCCAAGGTCTCGCTCGCCGCTGCCTCGATCGACGCCGGTGCGGACTTCGCGATGACCGTCGGTGCTGACGACGGCTCCGCTGGCCCGACCGTCTACGCGGTCTACGGCGACGGCAGCCGCATCGACATCACGTCCGACCCGGCGTGCGTGCTCACCTCGGCCACCCCGGCCAAGGCCACGATCGTCAACAACAAGGTGCACGCGGTCGCGGCCGGTACCTCGGTCATCACCGCCACGTACCAGGGCAAGACCGACACGGTCACGGTGACGGTGTCCTGATGCTCGACCGCCTGCCCGCGTGGCTCCGCCACCTCTGCATCGTCTTCGGTGCGGTGGCTGCGTCCGTGGTCGCTCAGTCGGTGGTGGACGCCGGAGGCGTCACCACCCTCGACTGGTCCGCCCTCGCGGTGCAGGCGATCAATGCAGGGGCTGCGGCTGTCGGGGCTGCAGCACTGCTCCTGTGGCTCACCCCGGCCACGCGCCAGTACGGCGTCGGCCGGGGTGAGCTCGGGGACCACGAGGGAGGTGAAGGGCGATGACGAACTGGGCAACGCGGGACGACGCACGGGACATCTGGCCCGACGCCCCCGTGGACGACAACCTGCTCGACGCGATGCTGACCTCTGCCCATGAGGTCGTGGAGGCGTACGCCCCGGTGCTCGGCGTGGCCGACCCGGTCCCGTACCGCTACGTGCAGGCCGAGGTCCTCCAGGCGATCGAGCACTACCAGGCGTCGCAGCGCAACGGCGACGTGCTCGGGTTCGGCGACTCGGGGTTCGCGATCCGCGTGCGCCCGCTGTCGACCTCGGTCAAGTCGCTGCTCCGTCCGCGCCGGGTCCGCCCGGCCATCGGGACGCTGGGGCAGTCATGACCGTGATCACCGACTTCACCGACGACGACCCGCAGACCACCGAGCCGCAGGGCGCACGGGCGCAGCTCGCCGCGCTCCTGGTCGACGCGCTCGACGACTCGGTCAAGGTCGTCGGCTACGCCGAGGCCATCACGCCCGAGGCTGGTCACGACGTGGTCGTGATCGCGCTGGACGAGGTCACGCCCTCGCGCTACTCCGGCGCCCGCACCGTCCGCATCAGCCTGCTGGTCGCGGTCGCCAAGACCGGCGTCGGTGCTGCCGACGACGCCCTGGAAGTCCACCTCGGCGCCGTGCTCGACGCCCTGGACGACATCGCGTGGGTCGACTGGAAGTCAGCCAAGCGATCGATCTACGCACCCTCCGAGGACTCGCCCGGGTTCCCTGCCTTCTCCATCGACATCGAGATCGAGGTTCACTGACATGGCTGCCATCACTCCGACCCCGCTGTTCATGAAGGACGCGCTGGTCCGCTTCGGCACCGACTCCTACGAGGCGGCGGTGCGCGACGTGAAGTTCGTGCCCTCCGCGTCCGTGGTCACCACCCGCGCCCTGGCTCCCGCTGCGGTCTACTCCAACGTGGACGTGGCGACCTGGACGCTGGAGATGACCTACCTGCAGGACTGGGTCCTGACCACCTCGCTGGCCCGCTACCTCTACGCCAACGAGGGCACCACCGTGACGCTCACCTTCGAGCCGATCACGGGCGGCGCGACGATCACCGCCTCGGTGGTCATCACGCCCGGTGCGATCGGCGGCGCCGTCGGTGCCTACGCCGAGTCGACGGTCACCCTGCCCTCGTCCAAGCCCGCGTTCACCGACCCGGTCTGATGATCAGCGTCCGGGACCACCGGGCGCTGGAGGCTGCTGTCCTGGCGCTCAAGGTGATGGACAGGTCCCTCCGCAACGACATCAACCGCAGCACCAAGTCGATGCTCGATCCCATCTGGAAGGGCGCCGTGCAGGCCAACGCGCACAGCACCCTCGACAAGCTGGTGGTCGCGCGCGGCGCACGCGTCAAGGGCGGCAACCCGCCCGAGGCGATCGCGGCGACCAGCCGCAAGGCCCTGTCCGGTGGCCTCATGCCGCAGGACAAGTGGCCGATCATCGAGTTCGGCGGCACCTACAACAAGGTCGAGACGTACACCTCGACCTCGCCCAAGGGGCGCACGTTCCCGGTGACGCGTCACACCGCCCGCCAGGTCCCGGCGACCCGCAAGTCCGGGCGCATCGCCTACAAGGCCCTGGCCGAGGTCACGCCCCGCGTGGTCTCGCTGTGGGTCCAGATGATCGTCGCCAAGACCTACGAGGCCATCGAGGGAGGACGCTGACATGAAGACCTGCAACGTCTGCGGCGAGGCCAAGGCGCTCACCGAGTTCTACAAGGGCTCCACGGCGTCCCGGTCGAGCCACTCCTACGCCTGCAAGGAGTGCATCAAGGCCGCACGCCGCAAGCCCTCCGGTGGCTACCGAGCCAGTGACCTCTGGAAGAACTACCGTCTGCGTCCCGCCGACTACGACGCTCTGCTCGCAGCTCAGAACGGCTGCTGCGCCATCTGTGGCACGACCGAGCCCGGTGGTCGTGGGTCCTGGCACGTGGACCACGATCACGCGTGCTGCCCGGAGTCTGGGAAGTCCTGCGGCGCCTGCGTCCGAGGGCTGCTGTGCTCGGGCTGCAACGGGCTGCTCGGCTGGTCGCGCGAGTCGATCTCGACGCTGCTCGCTGCAGCGGACTACATCGCGCTCCACCAGGGGGTGCGTCATGGCTAGTCGCGGCATCGGCGTGCCCTTTGTCGCCGACGTAAAGCCGTTCCTCAAGGGCACCGCCGACATCGAGCGGGCCCTGGACGACGTGATCGACTCGCTCGACGCGGTGGGGGACGAGTCCAAGACCGCCGAGTCGGTGGTCGAGCGCAGCCTCAAGGACATCGGCGACACCGCCGAGGCGACCGCCGACGACATGGAGCGCGACTTCCGGTCGGCGTTCAACAAGGTCGAGAAGGACGCCAAGATCGCGGGCTCCAAGGCGAGCACCGGGCTGACCACCGAGGCCAAGAAGGGCAAGGGACGGTTCGCCGCGCTCGGCACCGAGATCGGCGGCGAGTTCTCCCAGAACATCGGCGAGGGCATCAGCTCCAAGGCGTCCGGCGTCACCGGCGCCGTCGACACGGTGCTCGGCACCCTCGGCGGCGTGCTGCCCGCGCTCGGCCCGGCCGGAGCTGCGGTCGGCGTCGGCGCGCTGCTGGTCGGCTCGATCGTGCAGGGCATCAACGAGAACACCGAGAAGGTCCGCCAGGCGGTGCAGCAGGCGATGTCGGACGCGGTCGACGCGGCTGCCGACATCCTGGAGAACGGTCCGAAGACCCGCACCCTCGGCGAGATCATCAAGGGCTTCACCCCCGAGGAGAAGCAGGCGTTCAAGGACTCCTCGATCTCGCTGACCGAGGCTGCCGAGGCGATCAAGACCTACGAGGACTCCGGCGACCCGTCCAAGATCGACGCGCTCACCAAGCCGATCCGCGATCGGCAGGCGGCGATCAACGACCTCGGCACCGCGCACAAGGACTTCCTCACCGGCGAGGAGACCGGCCCGGGCCTGTTCGACATCGGCGGTCCGCTGATCGGCGACCCGGGCGCCAAGGCTGCCCTGGACTCCGCCACGCAGTCGATCCGCCGACCGCAACCGCGAGCTGCGCGACCTGCAGGCGGGCCTGCAGGCGATCGACCTCGCCAAGATGCGTGCGGTCAACGACGAGCTGCGCCGCCCGGTGTACGGCAACCCCTACGGCAACAGGCGGTGGACGAACTAATGGCTCTCGCGATCACGGCCAACGCGACCCTGTTCGACCAGGGCAAGATCACCCTGTCGGTCACGGGCGCCTCCGGTGCGCTCCCTGTCGGCTCGGCGATCTACACCTCCGACTTCTCCGTCTGGTACGACTCCTGGGCGGCGGGCTCGGACAGCGTCGCCAACTTCTCCACCGGCTACATGGTGTCCAGCAACCCGCTGCCCGGCTGGACCGGCTCGGGCTCGGGGGACTGGTACCACGTCGACCAGTACCTCGCCCGCACCATCACGGGGCTGACGATCGGGCACGTCTACCGCGTCTCGGCCGAGGTGAAGGTCTACGCCGGGCCGTCCTCGATGCTGGCCTACCTCGGCGTCTCGGGCATCGATGACGCCGACCCGGTGGCGATCAACAAGTACAGCAACACCACGCTGACCTACGAGTTCACCGCGACCGCCACCAGCCACTCGGTGCGCCTGCGCCGCACGACCGGCACCACCGGCACGATCCGGCTGCGCTCGGTGGTCGTGCAGCGCTACAGCTCGACCTCGGCCACGCCGCTGATCCTGACCCGCTCGGACGCCAACGGCACGCGGTTCGTGCGCCTGACCGAGGGCGCCGCCGCGAACTCCTCCGGCGCGATGACCGCGATCGACTACGAGGCGGCGTACGCCAACGTGGTCTACCGCGTGATCGACGCGGCCGGGAACTCCGCCTACACCAGCACCATCCAGCCGTTCACCGACTCGACCATCGACCCGGACGAGGTGCAGCTCGTCGCTGTCGGCACCTCGCTGGTCGCGGGCCTGCAGCGGGTCGACGGGTTCGACCGTCGGTTCGAGTTCCGCGAGTCCGGGTCGCAGCTCGCGATCATCGGGCGCCAGGACCCGGTGGTCACCACGCGCTCGGACAACGCCTGGACCAAGCGGCGCGGCACGGTGACCCTCTACGCCCGCGACGAGGCCGACCTCGACGCGATCCAGGCGGTCTACGAGGGCTCCCGCGTGGTGCTGCTGCGCACCCGCGAGACCTCGGTGCGCGACATGTACCACGTCGCCTCGGCGGTCAGCGTGCGTCCCTTCGCTCTCAACGCCGACGGCGTCACGGGCACCACCCACTCGGGCTGGACCTACCAGGTCGACGTGGAGTTCTCCGAGATCGCCTGGCCCGAGGGCTTCCTCGCGGGCGACGCCTGGACCTACGGCGACATCGTGGACGAGAACCTCGCCTACTTCGACCTCGCGGACTACGGCACCTACGCAGCGATGGCGGCGGGCTGATGGCTGCGATCAAGACCGCACCGTGGTCGGGGGAGGCGCTGCGCGCGACCCTCGACTCGTACCGCATCACGCTGGAGGCCAGCCTCTACGTCGCGGGCAGCACGACCGCCTACCCGCTGTCGCTGGTGGACGCCTCGGTGGACTACAGCGGTCGGCGCAGTCCCCGCGTGCACGCCGACCTCACCGGCGCGTGGCCGACGGCGCAGACGCGCTCGCTGATGGACCCGCGCATGGGCCTGGAGGTCGAGATCCGGGCGGGCTACGAGTTCCTCGGCTCCGGCACGCAGGACACCCAGACGCTGTGCCGCCTGCGGGTGCAGACCGCGACCAAGGACTACCGCGAGAAGACGATCGCGATCTCGGCGGACTCCGACGAGGTCATCGCGATCGGCTACCCGATCGAGACCGCCGACAGCCTCGGCACCTCGAACGGCGTGGTCACCGCGATCCAGAACCTGATCGAGGACGCGTTCGTGGGGGAGACCCTGACGTGGTCGATCGGTGAGAACGTCGCCAAGGGCGTGACGTTCGACGACACCCAGGAGCTCACCCCGGGCCAGGACCGCTGGGCGTTCATCCAGGACTGGGCCGACTCGATCGGCGCGGTGGTCTACCACGACGGGCTCGGGGTCTGGCACATCGAGAACGCCGACCCGACGCCCTCGGCGTTCACCGTCGCGAACCTGCGCACCGGGGCCCGGGGGACCGTCACCCGGCTGCGCACCGAGGAGTCGCTGGAGGGCTACGCGAACCGCGCCGCTGCGGTGTACGAGTACACCGTCGGCACGACCTCGTACCGCAAGACCGCGATCGCCTCGACCGGGCTCACCCCGCGCCAGATGGTGACTGACATCAAGCGGTTCAAGCCGCACAACTCCGGCGAGGTCGCGCGGCGCATGCTGATGCGCGGTCTGCGCCGGGGCCACACCGTCGAGGTGTCGGCGGCGTCGTACCTGTGGGTGCGGCCGGGCTACACCGCGACGGTCGAGCTGCCCGACGGCGGGCAGGAGCGGCTCCTGGTCGAGACCGTCGACTTCGATCTCGCCGCTGGCGAGATGACCCTGACCGGGCAGAACGCCGACGGTGCGCCGTTCAGCGAGATCACCACCACCCTCACCACCACGACCCTCTAGGAGACGACATGGCAACGACACCTCGGGGGCTGCCCTACCCGGCGTCCACCGACACCCCGGACGTTCCGGCCGACATCCAGGCCCTGGCCGAGGCGATGGAGGACGTGTTCGACACCCAGCCGTACTGCTCGGTGCAGAACAACACGACCCAGTCGATCGCGACCGCGACCTGGACCGTCGCGACGTTCGACACCGACAACTCCGACGCCTACGCGATGCACTCCACGTCGTCCAACACCTCGCGGATCATCGCCCCGGCTGCGGGCCTGTACATCGTGACGGCGGTCTTCGCCTTCGCCAACAACGCCACCGGCACCCGCAAGGCCCAGCTCCGCAAGAACTCCGCAGGGTCCTCGACGGGCGGCACGTCGCTGGGCCACACCGGGGGCGCCCCGCAGTCGGGCCTGCAGTTCTTCGGCTCGATCTCCGCGATCGTGCAGCTCGCCGCGAGCGACTACGTCGAGATGTTCGTCTACCAGGACTGCGGGTCGTCGCTGAACACCGTCGCCTCGACCGCGACCAACACCTTCCACGGGATGATCCTGGCGAGGTTCGCATGAGCGCGGTGAAGTACGACCTGGAGCTGGAGGCGGGCGCGAGCTTCGCGGTCACCTTCACCTACCTGCAGGCCGACGGCGTCACCCCGGTGCCGCTGACCGGCTGGACGGCGCGGGCGATGATCCGCACCTCGGCGCAGGACACCTCGGTCGAGCCTCTGGTGGACGTGGCGCCCACGATCAACACCGGCACCGGCGAGGTCGCCCTGAACCTCACCGCCGCGCAGACCCGCGCCGCGCTCGGCGGCAACGCCTGGGCGCTGGAGCTCACCGCGTCGGGCGGCGAGCCCGTCGTGCGCCTGGCCCACGGCAAGGTGCTGGTCTCCCCGGAGGTCGTCCATGACTGAGATCGTGCGCGTGGTCCAGGAGGTCGCCGCCGTCACCGTGACGGAGGAGGCCACCGCCGTCGTGCGCGTGACCACCGGCGCCACCGGGCCGCAGGGTCCCGAGGGTCCGCAGGGCCCTCAGGGCATCCAGGGCGTCCAGGGCGAGACCGGGCCGACCGGCCCGACGGGGGCCACCGGGCCCGCTGGAGCGACCGGGGCGACCGGCCCGCAGGGTCCGCAGGGCGATCCCGGCCCGACGGGTCCTCAGGGTCCTGCGGGCGCCACGGGCCCTGCTGGTGCGACGGGTCCTGCGGGTCCTGCTGGCGCGGACGGTGCGGACGGCGCCGACTCCACGGTGCCCGGTCCGACGGGCCCGACCGGGCCCACCGGCCCGACCGGGCCTGCAGGGGCCGACGGAGCCGATGGAGCGGACGGGGCCGACGGTGCGTCGGCGTACGAGGTCGCGGTCGCCAACGGGTTCGTGGGCTCCGAGGCGGCGTGGCTGGCCTCGCTGGTGGGTCCTGCAGGAGCGGACGGCGCCGACGGTGCTGATGGCGCGACGGGCCCGACCGGGCCTGCGGGCACGAACGGCACCAACGGCACCAACGGGACCAACGGTGCACCGGGCTCGGTGTGGCGCTCGGGCACCGGGGCGCCCTCGACGGGCCTGGGCATCGTGGGGGACTGGTACCTCAACGACGCCAACGGGGACATCTACGAGAAGACCGGCGTCTCGACCTACACCCTGCGCGACAACCTCACCGGCCCGACCGGGTCGACGGGCTCGACCGGGTCGACGGGCGCACCGGGCGCCGATGGTGCGGACGGCACCAACGGCTCGGCGCCGCTGAGCTACTCGATCTCGGGCACCATCGCGACCGGCACCGGCACGTACCGCCTCTACAACGACTCCGGCGCGACCTGGACGATCAGCTCGGTGCGGGCCAGCGTCGGCACGGCGCCGACCGGGGCCTCGCTGATCGTGGACGTGAACAAGAACGGCACCACCATCTTCGGCACCCAGTCCGCACGCCCGACGATCGCGGTCTCGACCAACACCCACAAGTCCACCGGCATGACGGTGACCACGGTGGCGGCGGGCGACTACCTGACCATCGACGTGGACCAGGTCGGCTCGACGGTGGCCGGGGCGGACCTGGTCGTGCAGATCCAGGTGTCCTGATGGGGACCTACCTCGGGCAGGCCAAGGCGGCGACCACCACCTCGAACGCGTCCTCGCTGAACCTGACGATGCCGAGCTGGTCGGCGGGCAAGACCGGCGTGGCGGTGCTGATGTGCTCGACCGGGTCGCAGACCCCGACGCTGACCACGCCGTCGGGCTGGACCTACGTCACCGACTTCGTCTCCAACGCCTCGACCCGGCACTACGTGTTCTACAAGTCGATCGCGGACTCGGACTCGGGGGCGACGGTGACCGCGTCCTGGAGCGCGAGCAACCGCCTGGTCAGCCACGTGATGGTCGAGGAGGGCGTGACCTACGGCGGGTTCTTCACCGCCGTCACCGCCGCGTCCGGGACCTCGATCACGGTGCCGGGCGGCACCGCCAGCTCCCAGCCCGGGACGCTGATCCACGGCTACGGCGGGCGCACCGGCACGGCGGGCGACACCTCGACCACGTTCACCGCGCCGACCGGCACGTCCAACGCGCAGCAGTCCACGACGGGGTGGACCGCGACCAACCGCAACACCGTCTGGGGCAGCTCGCGGATCGCCTACGCGACCACGACCCCGGCCTCGACCACGGCGACCGCGTCGGCGTCGCTGAACTGCCGCGCCGGGGTGACGGTGTACCTGCTGGACGCCGCGTCCGGCGCCCAGAAGATCGGATGGGGGATCGTGCGATGAGCGACGGGGTGGAGCGGATCGCGGCGTGGCTGTCCGCCGTGGTCGCCGGGATGGTGGCCCTGGCGGTCACTCTGCGTGGTGCCGGGCAGGCGATGCGCCGGTTTCAGCACTTCCTGGACGACTGGTTCGGCGAGGAGGGCCGTCACGGCACCAAGCGTGCACCCGGAGTGATGGAGCGGCTGGAGTCGATCGAGCGTCGGCTGTCCTCGGTGGAGGCCAAGCAGGACGAGGCGCGCGACTCTCGGTGA